AAAATTCAAACTAATAATTATTTGGGTCAAGGCATTAATCCACAGATTGATAAACCATTAAGTCTTACTTGGATTAAGCAAAAAACTGATAAAATACTTGATGGACAAATCATTTATAAATCTAGAGATATAAATGAACCTCAGGTTTATCCTACAGCAAAAATTATTAGAAACTTATCGTCATCAGATACTGAAATTTTTGTAGATGATTCAACTTTATTTGATTATGACTTACCAACCCAATTTGATGCGTTTATTATTTCCGGAAATGATGATCCAGTTGCTGCAGAAATTACTGCTGTTGTTTCTTCTGCAAGCACAGTTCAATCATTAACTATTGTAAGTGGTGGTAGTGGATACGTAGGTGCAACAACTGATATAAAAATTGCACCTCCTTTTGTCAAGTCTGCAGTTGGTGCTGCATTAACTGGATCGGCGGGCATAGTTACTGATGTTTCTATAAGTTATGGTGGTTATCTGTATAGTTCTGCACCAACAATTAGATTTGAAAATCCACCTGCTATTGGAGTTGGAATTGGATCTACTGCAACAGCAACAGCAAATATAACGAATGGTGTTGTAACTTCAGTCACAATCACTAGTGCTGGATATGGATATACTGTTGCTCCAGAAGTTACATTCTCATCTCCAGGAATTAACACATCTACAGCAACAGCAACTATAACAAATGGTCAAATAACTTCTATTACAATCACTAATCCAGGATTTGGTTATACAAGTTCTAATGCCCCTGAAGTTATTGTTCCAACACCTGATATTATTTTTGATAATATTAAAAATATTACAGGAGTTGCAGGATCATTTGGTGTTATTACAGGAATAACAACTGCGGTTGGAATTAATACAAATCTTGCAATTAAATTTACATTAAACCCATCTCCATTAAATCTATCAGTTGGTTATCCAATTTACATTTATGATACATCAGTTGGAACTGGTGTAACATCTATGGACAACACCTTTAACGTTGTTGGTGTTGGAACAACATTCTTAGATAATATCTATTATGTTAGTGCATTTAATTCTGGCGTTGGTATCGTTACTTGCGATATTTTTAATACGTCTTCAGTGGTTGGAATAGCAACTACAGGAGCATCCGTTGGTAAATTCTCTTGGGGTAGACTTTATAATTCTACTAGATCTTCTTCTCCAATTTCACTAACTGTTTCGAGTTATAAAGTTGATTCTGGATTATCAACATTCCCAACAATTCAAAGAAGGAAGTCTGGATTAAGAGATATTGGTGCAATTAAAAAGGTCTTATAAGATTCATATAAATATAAAAAAAACTATATTAAGATGTCTGCATTTGTAACAGATCAATTTAGAATAGTCAACGCATCTAATTTTATAGATTCGGTTGAAAGTTCTGCCAACTCTTATTATGTTTTTGTCGGTCTAGCAAATCCAGGTCCACCATCTCAAGTTGGATTTGGAAGGTCAACAGATTGGAATACAAATCCACCAAATCCAATTGATAATGTTGATTATTTAAATCATTATGAATCGACAATGCTATTTGGTAAAAAAATTACGAGTGCTAATATTAGAAGAGTAATTAGAAAAATTGATTGGGTTTCTGGAACTCAATATGAAATGTATAGGCAAGATTATAGCATTATAAGTCCATCTCCAATTACTGGATCTATGAGACTATATGATGCTAATTATTACGTGATTAACTCAGATTATAAGGTTTATATTTGTATTGATAATGGATCTTCAGGCATCAAAACAACTGGCAATGCATCTCAAGTTGAACCTACTTTTACAGATTTAGAACCATCCAAATTAAGTGATGGATATGTGTGGAAATATCTTTATACCGTATCTCCTAGTGATATTGTAAAATTTGATACGACAGAATATATCACTCTACCAAACAATTGGAGATCATCTACAGATTCTCAAATTGTAGCAATTAGAGAAAATGGTGATTCTAGTTTAAATGATAATCAAATTAAAAAAGTTTATATTCAAAATAGTGGATCTGGGTATACACTACAATCTGGACAATCTTGTAATATTGTTGGAGATGGATCTGGAGGGAAGGTTTCTTTACAAGTTGATACATCAGGAAAAATTACGGATGTTTTAGTAACCTCTGGTGGAAAAAATTATACCTATGGATTAGTTGATTTAGGCACGTCTGGATCAAATACTCCAGCAGTGTATGCAAATCTAATTCCTATTATTCCACCATCAAAAGGACACGGGTTTGACATTTATAAAGAATTAGGTGCAGACAGAATTCTTGTTTATGCTAGATTTGATGATTCGACTAAGAATTTTCCAACTGATTCCAAATTTGCTCAAATTGGCATATTAAAAAATCCTACAGTATATGATACATCTGGGATAAGCACAGCAATATATACCGATAATAATTTTTCTGCTGTAGGAGCAATAAAATTTTCTTCAGTAACTCCATCAAGTGCAGCAATTTCTGTAGGATCTATAATTAGACAAATAAATCCAACTACAGGAAAAAGAGCTCTTGGATATGTAGTTTCTTATGATACAGAAACACAAGTTGTAAAATATTATCAAGATCGATCTTTATATTACAATGGTGGAAATGGATCCGATCATACAGATTTTGTTGGTATATCAACTTTCTTTAGTTCAACTGGAAAAGCAGTTGAATTTACATCAGATGCGGCACTTTCGATAACTGGAGATGGTTTTAGTGCAAGTATAGACACTACATTTTCAGATAATAAAGTAACGGTTGCAAATAAAGTTGTAAATCTTGGAATTACTTTTACTCAAGGAATTGCAAAACCACAAATAAATAATAAGTCAGGAGATATAATTTACATTGATAATCGCCCTGTAGTTTCTAGAAGTTTAAGACAAAAAGAAGACGTTAAAATTATCCTGGAATTTTAAAAAATGGCTCAAAAAACTAATTTAAATATAAATCCATATTTTGATGATTTTTCGGAGCCTACGATCGGGGCTAAAGACAAAAATTATTATAAAGTTTTATTCAATCCAGGAAGACCAATCCAGGCTAGAGAGTTAAATACTCTTCAGTCAATACTACAAGACCAAGTTGAATCGTTTGGTAGTCATATTTTTAAAGATGGGTCAGTAGTAATACCAGGTAATATTGTTTTTGATAATCAATTTTCTGCTGTTAAATTAAATCCACTACAATATGGGGTGGATATAACAGCATATATTTCAAAACTTGTAGGAAAAAAAGTAATAGGACTTGAATCTGGAGTTAGTGCCAGTGTTCAAATGATTCAACTTCCAAATTCTGAAGTTGAATATGTTACTCTTTATATAAAATATTTAAATTCTGATAGTAATTTTGAAATTAGCACTTTTAAAGACAATGAACTTCTTTATACTGAAGAGGATATTGTATACCAATCAAGCGTAATTACATCTGGAACACCATTTGCTAGCACAATTTTAGCAAGTTCAACTGCTACTGGTTCTTCAGCATCTATTGGAGCAGGTATATATTTCATACGTGGAACTTTTGTTAGAGTTCAGCAACAAACAATTATATTAGATTATTATACTAATACGCCATCATATAGAGTTGGTCTGAAAATTGATGAAAAGATAATTACGTCTAAAGATGACTCTGCATTATTTGATAATGCAAAAGGATTTACAAATTATGCCGCACCAGGTGCTGATAGATTTCAAATTACGTTAACTCTAACAAAGAGACTATTAACCGATAATAATGATACTGATTTTGTAGAATTATTGCGAGTTGATAAGGGTGCAATCAAAAAGATTGAGACAAAAACAACATATTCGAATATAAGAGACTACCTAGCACAAAGAACTTATGATGAATCTGGAGATTATGTTGTAGATCCATTTCAATTTTCTTTGAATAATTCATTGAATAATAGATTGGGGAATGATGGATTATTTTTTGATAATGAAAAGACAGAAAATGGTAATGTGCCTACAGACGATTTGATGTGTATCAAAATGTCTCCAGGTAAGGCATATGTAAAAGGGTATGATGTAGAAAAAACGGGTGTAGAAATTATTGATGTTCCTAAACCCAGAACTACACAGTCAGTTTCATCTGCAAGTATTCCATTCCAAATGGGAAACCTTGTAAGGACTAATAATGCAACTGGATCTCCATTACAAAAAAATACAATTTATTTACAAAGTAGAAGAAAAAATAGTACTACTGTTGCAGCAGGAACCACAGTAGGATCAGCAAG